TGTAAATGTATAAACAATGTATCGGCCTTTTTAACAAATTGGCGGATTGCGTTATTCGTGTCGCTGATGGTGCAGCGATACCCTTTGACCCGGACAACACCGATTACCAAGCCTACCTGCGCTGGCTGGAAGCCGGGAACACCCCGCTGCCTGCTGATGAACCGGAGACCAACTGATGCCGCTCACTCAAGTATCCGCCGCGCTGCTCAGTAGCGAAGCCAACGCACAGGGGTTCCGTAACCGCATCATCAATGGTGACATGCGGATTGATCAGAGGAACGCCGGGGCGAGTGTTGGTGGTAATAACAACTACACTTTAGATAGATGGCAAGCCCTTGTTTCTGCAAGTGGCAAATACACAGTTCAGCAAGATGCAGGTGCAGTAACGCCGCCAGCAGGATTTACAGATTATTTAGGGGTTACTTCTTCATCAGCGTATTCCGTTAGTTCAGGCGATTACTTCACAATCAATCAACGAATTGAGGGATTTAATTGTGCAGACCTAAACTGGGGTTCAGCCAACGCTCAAACTGTAACTCTCAGCTTTTGGGTTCGCAGTTCACTAACAGGAACTTTTGGTGGTTCTTTAAGAAACTCTGCATCAAATAGGAGTTACCCTTTTAGTTATGCCGTTTCTTCTGCTAACACTTGGGAATATAAAACCATCACCATTGCCGGGGATACTAGCGGAACATGGTTGGTGACTAACGGTGTGGGCATAGACCTTAACTTTTCGCTTGGTGCTGGAACTGCATTTAGCGGAACTGCTGGGGCGTGGAACGGCAACAACAACTTCTCAGCCACCGGCGCGGTCTCTGTCGTCGGAACCAACGGCGCAACCTTCTACATCACCGGGGTGCAACTGGAAGCAGGCACTGTGGCCGAGCCTTTCGAGCGCCTTGACTACGGGCGGCAGTTGATCCAGTGCCAGCGGTATTACGAGCGTTTTGGAACGGGTGGCGTTGGAGGAAGCAGAACTTCTACGGGGTTCTCAATGAACTTCAAGTTTCAGGTTGCCAAGCGCACATCGCCCACCGTAACCCATTTGGCAAATTACTCTCTTCTAATTCCGGGCGTCGCCGCATTCACTTGCACTGGTATTAGCGCACAATGGTCGGTTCCCACCGGCGTCCAACTAACTGTCACTTCAAGCAGCGGGGCAAGCAGCGCAGGACTCGCCGTGCTTTATGGTGACAGTGAAGCCAGCGAAAATTTGGCTGCATCTGCGGAACTTTGAAATGTACAAACTTTGCAAATCTCCCGACTCCGGTGAACTCGCTCCGTGCGTCGAACGACTGATGGACAACGCCTTCATCCCCTTCTCTGAAGACAACACCGACTACCAACAGTACCTGAAGTGGCTGGCAGAAGGTAACACGCCGCTACCCGCTGATAATTAATCATGTTCGGAATTGCAAGCTTCGCCCAGTCACCGTTTGCCTCGCTGGCAGGGACGAACTTTGTTCTTTCCTTGTCGGAGAACCTGAACTCTGACGACGCCAGCACCCAGCTTTACGCCTTCCTCCAGAGCCAGACTGAAAACGTCACGATGGAGGAGGTTGACTCCACCGCCGGCATTTTCTTCGGGGCCGTGAACGAGAACGTGGGCATGGACGACGCCAGCGCCCAAGCATCGACATTCCTGCAATCCATCAGCGAGAACAGCGATTTAAACGACACCCCAGCTATCGCCGCCCAGTTCGCTCAGTCCGTGACGGAAAACGCCGTCCTTGCAGACGATCTGGTGGCTTTCTTTGCCGCCTTGCAGTCCCGCACAGAGGACATCATTGAGGTGGCTGACTTCAGCACCCAGCAGTCCAACTTCTCCCAGTCCATCACCGAGAACGCCAATTTGGACGATGTCCGGGTTATCACTGCGCAGTTCCCCCTGTCGGTCACGGAAAACGTCAGCATGGATGACGTTCGGGCCATTGCCGCCCAGTTTGCCGCTGCCGTCTCCGAGAACGCGTCTGTAGCGGACCTGAGCACCATCATCAGCGTGTACGTGGATTCCATCGTTGAGAACTTTGGAATTGCATCTGTTGAGACGGCGGTTGTAAACCTGCTGGTCAGCATCACTGAGAACCTGAACAGCGCGGACATCTCGACCGTGCAGGCCGCATTTGCGGTGGCGATCAGCGAGAACGCCGCTCTGGCCGACAGCTTTGGCGTCGGTGGCTGGATCAAGATCATCAGCACCCAGAACCCCGACTGGGTCAATATCACCGACACGCAGACGCCGGGCTGGACTGGAATAGATGACGCCCAGAACCCGGGCTGGCAAAATATCCCTAATTCCCAATAAGGAACCTCACAATGAGCACCTATTCCCCCAGCCTGCGGATCGAACTGATCACGACGGGCGATCAAGCCGGTACGTGGGGTAACACGACCAACACCAATCTGGGCACGCTAGTTGAGTCGGCCATTGCCGGGTATGTATCCGTCTCCGTTATCTCGGCCAACCAAGCGCTCACGGCCCTGAACGGTGCGGCTGACCAAGCCCGCAACATGACGATTGCCCTGACGACGACCACCGGGGCTAACTTCTCGGTCTATGCGCCTCCGGCAGAGAAGACCTACGTCATCTATAACGCCAGCAGCTACGCCGCCACAATCTACAACTCGACTGTGATCGGTAACACGACCGCTGCGGGTGCTGGGGTCACCATCCCGGCGGGCAAGACCATGACGGTCTGGTCTGAGGGAACCAACTTTTACTTCCAGAACACCCACATCATCGGCACGGTGGTGGGTAACGTCACGGGCAACCTGACGGGTAACGTGACCGGGGATGTGTCCGGGACCGCGACTAACGCTACCAATATCAACATCAGCGCGACGACCAGCTCGGACACCACGACCTCCTTGGTGCTGGTGGGGGCGCAGGCTACGGGCAACCAGTCGCCGTTCATCGACAGCGGGCTGGCCTACAACGCCAACACCAACACCCTGAGCACGGACAACGTGGCGATTGGTGCCGGTACTCTGACGACCACCAACTGGACGATCACGGAGTCTGCCGGTAAGCTGCTGTTTAGATACGGTGGCGTGACGGTTGCGTCTATTAACACCAACGGTGCAATTGTTTCCGCCAACGATGTGACGGCATTTGGTACCCCTTAAGGATCAGATATGGCTCTGCCTTCTTCTGGCCCCTTGTCGCTTACCCAGATACAGACTGAGTTCGGGGGGTCTAACCCCATCAGCATGTCTGAGTATTACCGTGGGGGTGCGTTTGTAACCTCCAACAACACGACGGTTCCCACCTCCGGGGCCATCTCGATCAGCAACTTCTACGGCACGACCAAGCGGGTCTTCATCCCGCTGACCATCTCTTCCTCGACGTACAACTACGATGTGTACGCCAACCGGGGTGGTACGTACATTGCCGGCATCTCTGACATCCAAGTCACGGTGAACGGCGGGGTGTTTGTTGGCAGCACCTCGACCGGCGCATACGCCATGCTGGTGACCAACTCTTTTAACGCCGGGGATACCGTCACCATCATCAACAACGGCGTTATCGAAGGCATGGGTGGTAACGGCGGCGACTCTCAGTTTGCCGCTCAGAGCGGGGGCAACCCCGGCACCAATGCTGGCAACGCTCTGTATATCAACCGGGCCACGACCATCCAGAACAACAACGTGATTGCTGGTGGCGGCGGTGGCGGCGGTGGTGGTTCTGGCTGGACGCCAAGCAAGGGCGGTTCTGGTTGGGGCGGTGGTGGTGGCGGCGGCGCAGGCTTTAACCCCGGAAGCGGTGGTGGCGGCGCTTATCCCGGCAACAACGGAACAGACAGTGCGGGCGGCGCAGGCAACCCCGGCGACTTCCAAGGCATCGGTGGTGGTGCTGGTGGTGGTCGTGGAGCCAACGGTGCAAACGGCGCAGCAACTGGTGGCGCCAACCCCCGTCCGGGCGGTGCAGGTGGTGCAGCCGGCTTCTACATCGTTGGTAATAGTTTTGTTACGTGGACCGCGACCGGCACGCGGCAAGGTCCAGCAGCTTAATCGGAGCAACAATGAACAGCATCAAATTCAAAATCCAAGGGTACGACGAGGCCAGCAACTCGCTGCTGGTTTCCTTTGCCTCCGACACGACGGCCAGCACCGACCCGGCAGCGTACACCGCGTATGCCTTTCAGCCGATGACCATGTGGCCCGATGTCACCGATACTGAAGAGATCAAAAAGCGCATCGCCATGGCCGGTATGCACCACGCCAAGCTGCAAGAAGCCAAGGAAAAGCTCACCGCCAACCCGCAGCAGGTCAACCAGCTCAAGAGCATGGTGGGACAGACTCATGAGTTCCCCGTGGCTGATCTGACCAACAACCCGACCACGCCCTTCCAGACGGTTTAACTATGACCCGTAAACCCTTCGCGGCGTTTGGTCGCGTCCTCTACGCCAACTACTACAACCAAAGGGATGTGGTCGAGGTCCGGACCAGCGCGGCCAGTAAAACCGTCCTGTTCTTCAGCGAGGGCGAATTTACGTGCCGGGACAAAGCCACCGGAGAGGTGCAGCTACAGTGCAACACCGGCTGGTTCTCTTACGGCGATCACGAGAACAGGTTGATGCTGTGTACCGCCAACCAGCCGACGGTGTGCTGGTGCTACGACCCCGAGGTCAACCAAGGCTATGTGCCGCCTATCAGCGTGTTCACGCTTCCCGGCGGTCAATCCACGACGCTGCCAGTAGGCACGAACCTGTTTCTTTGTCGCGGCACCGTAGCCGTCAACGGCAAACAGTTCACTGCCCCCTATCAAATTGCAGTGCGGTCTCAGGACGCTACCTTGGTTGCCAGCGCAGATGTGTACGGCCTTCTGTTTAAATGAACCACGCGGTCAAACTCACGCACAAAATTGATCTTTCCCCATTCAGGGGAGAGCTTCTCGCGCCCCATCAAAAGTACTACCGAGTACAAAAATACGCCCGCAATCTGGAGGGCACCTCCATCCCGTACACCGAGACACTGAGCGTTTTAAACGAGGCAGAGTTTTTGGAGCAGTTGCCATCGGCGCTCCTGAAGCGTGAGCGCCCGTATGTGTTCCTACTGGAGCTGCCTGCCGCAGATTCGGCCAATCCGGTTCTGCCTGCGCACGTAGATTTAAACAAGACCTGCGGCATTAATGTCTACCTCGACACCCACGGCGAGGTGACCAAGTTCTATCACTGGGACAAAGAGACCCGCACCTCGGAGTACGTGGAAGAGTTTTGCGCTGCAACAAACGATGTGTGGCTGATGGATACCTCTGTACCCCATTCGGTGGACTTGGTTCCCGGTAAATCTCGCCGTATGCTCACGTTCTCTTTCACGAAGACCAAATACAGCGAGGTGCTTGAGTGCTTTCAAACAGCGTGATCCGCGAGGTGACGGTAGACAACGGGCGCAAGCTGCGGGTCTACGACAACGTGTTTGATTTGGAATACAGGAGCAACCTGTACGCCTTTGCGCAGAAGTCCATGTACCGGATCGGCTGGGCCGACGGCAATATCGTGGAGAACAGCAAGCACCAGTTTTTACACGCCCTGTACTCTCCGGAAGACATCGAGCGCATCCAGTTAGTCCCCAAGCTCAAGGCAACGCCTGTCGGTCAAGAGATGGAGGGGTTCAACCTAACCAAGTGCGTCATGAACCTGTCCACCCCGTCGGACGCCAACTTTGTCCATGCCCACCCAGAAGACAAGGTGCTGCTGTACTACGTCAATCTGGAATGGCGCGACGGCTGGCACGGGGAGACGCTG